TGGCGGGAAAGTCTGCTGCCGAACATGTCGCTGCTGCTGGCCATCCTGATTTCTAACAGGCCGGGAGAGAAAGGTGATTTTGAAGCATGAGTGGGAACAGAAAGGCGAAAGCCGCGCTGTTGGTAGCAGCTACGGCTTTCTGGACACTGTGTTACGCCAAGTAACGGGAGTAAGTATGGCAAACACTGCCAAAGTAATCAAATTCCCTGCGCAACAATCGGCGCAGCAGGAGAGTCGCATGGCTGATCTGGACAATGGCTACCTGCGCCTTGCTAACCAGATTCAGGATGCCTTGTGTGTAGTGGAGCTTTCGGGGCGCGAATTCCGCGTGCTGAATGCAATTGTTCGCCTGACGTATGGCTGGTCGAAAAAAGAAGACCGGATCGCTAACAGCCTCATCGCTGACAAAACCAGACTGGCGGTTAAGCACGTTTCAGAAGCGGTTCTCAGCCTTGCTTATCGCAACATCATCAAGGTTCGCAGGATTGGGCAAACACGCTACATCGGGATCAACACCTGTCTGGATGCATGGGCTTATACCAAACCGAAATGCCCAAAATGCCCGGTGAGTTTTCCGGTCGCTGAAGTTGAAACGCAGGTTATCACCATCCCTGAAATTAGGGATAGCAGAATAACCGCGCCAACCATCCCTGAAAACAGGGATAACCATCCCCAAAAAAAGGGAGAGGTATCCCCGGAAACAGGGAACACCAAAGACATTCTTTCAAAGACAAATATAAAAACAGATCTAACCCCTATAGTCCCCGCTGGGGACGAGTGTAAAAAACCGGCTGTCGAAGAGACTTTCCAGGAACAGCCAAAGGTTGACCCTGTAAGACTGGTTTTCACTCACTGGCAGCAAGAACATGACCACCTGTCTGCAAAGCTGGATGACAAACGTCGTAAGCGCATCAAGGCCCGACTGGCTGAAGGCTTCACCGTAGACGAGCTGTGCCGGGCCATAACTGGCGCAAAAGGCGATCCATGGCTCATGGGTAAGAATCCCTCCAGAAAGCGCTATGACGGCATTGAGACGCTTCTGCGCGACGCTGCTCAGGTCGAAAAGTTGCGCGACCTTTCCGGCGATGCCCATGCGATGGCGATCGCACAGGGTCAGTACTCAGCAACAACGGCTCGCAACCTTGAAACCCTCCAGCGCTGGGCTGGCGGCACTGATTCAGGAGAACTTTTCTGATGAACGATTCTGAAAAACCAAAGTTTGCCCAGTCCATGGCGGCGATCGGAGAGATTTACGGGAAGGACATTTCCGAAGTGATGGTCGGGATTTACTGGAATGCGCTGAAGCCGTACCCGGTCGAAGATGTGATGCGCTCCTTCCAGGGACATACCCGCGACACTGACAACGGCCAGTTCTTCCCTAAGCCAGCGGATCTCCTGCGCCACATCGAGGGCAACAAAGACGGCAAGGCTTTGATGGCCTGGTCAAAAGCCTACAAGGCAATTTGCAGTTACGGCCGCCGGAATAGCGTTGTATTTGACGACCCGATTATTCATGCGGTCATTGCCGATATGGGGGGGTGGATTGAATTTGCCGGTATGAGCGAAGAAGAACTGCCATTCCGTTCCCGCGAGTTCGAAAAGCGATATCGCTCTTACCTGATAGCCGGCGTCAGCAAATGCGAAACGGTGATGATCGGCATGGATGATGCGCAAAACATGCGCGCAGGCTTCCAGCGCGAACCATTGCCATTCCTGATTGGTGAGAAGGACAAGGCCAAACTCATCCGCAACGGACAGGCACTTCTTGAGCACAGGTGGCAATGATGACAGGCAAAGACGCAATTCTTAACTACCTGAAAACGCATAAAACCTGCAGCTCTCCAGATGTCGCCGCGGCTTCAGGAATGACGCATACCTGCATCAATCAGGCTGCAAATATCCTCGCAAAGCAGGGGGTGCTGGTAGCGGAAGCTCGGGTGTGGCGGACGGTTTACTACCGGTTGGCCACTGAAGAAGAAATTTCAGGCAGAAAGAGCACAAACCAGATTTTCAACGAGTGTCGGCAAAGCCCGGCGATGAAGCGGGTACTGGCTGTTTACGGGAGGGCGCAGGCATGAAATTTATCAAATTAAGCCAAAGGGGAACGGTAGAGCGCCAGGGCAAATATGGCTGGGAGCCTGAAACAGTCTACGAGCCTGTATTTGTTGCCGCAGGTCACATCGTCAGCATGTTTTTCGCTGGCGTGACAATTCTGAAAATGACCTCCGGAGAACGCATTGACGTGAAAGAGACCCCGGAAGAAATCATCGCCATGCTTACCGAAGGAGCCTCCAAATGACAATCACACTACAGGCAGTAAACGAGCTCATTCAGTCGCTGGAGAGCGCAGGCGAGCTGTCAATCAGAGAGCAGAAGTTCCTGAAGCTGGCGAAAGAGTTCAGCATTTGCAGCGCTTCACTGGATGCCGCCATAAAAACCGGGAATATGCTGGCAGACCAAAATGCTCAGTTGGCTGCGGAGAATGTGGCGTTAGCTCTGGAAAATGTAGCAATGAAACAGATCGTTGACACCGTAACCAACCTGGATAACGAACCTCAGTACCACGCCGAAGGCATGGGGTGCGGACTGGAAGACAGAGGTATTACTGACCGGTACGATGCCTGCCGCTATGGCTGGGATGAAGCTATGGAGCGGATATACGGCGAAGTGATCCCATGTGCCGATGAGCTGGATTTTTCCGCCACCGATCGCATCGTAGCCGGGATTAAGGCTGATGGGGTGGAGATGTTCGCTCTGATGTTTGCTGAAGAGGCGATCAAAGACAACAACATCACAACCGGCTGGAAAGCCAGAGCAAGCAGAGCGGCCTCTGAATACGCAGAGTTGCTGCGCGAGGGGGCCAAATGAGCAAGTTAACTATGAAGGTTGGCGTTTTAAATCCTCGTTATGTGACGTTTTCATATTTTCTCATGAACGGACGCATTGATGTTTTGGCTAAACAGCTTGCAGAGCGTCTGGAGATTGAAGCCGATACACCTTCCGAGGCGATTGATTTTGTTAAGCAGACTCTCATTGATATTGCTGCGGATGATATTGGAATAAAAGACATTGATAAGCCGGGAGCGAGCTGGCGTGAACAATTTAATGTTAAGGGCGGTGCAGCATGACAACTGATATCACCGAACTGGCGCAGAGCCTGAAAGCGGCAGCAGAGAATGCTATTGGGGCGCATGAACGGCTCGCAGCATATCCATATGGTGAGATTATCGATATCTCTCAGCATGAAGGTGAACAGATTGATATCGATATCACTGATCTGAATGAATTCAACAAAGAAGCCAACCCGGTAAACATCCTCGCGCTGGTAGAGGCGCTGGAGAAGGCGCAGCAGGTGGACGAAGAGCTTTGCAAGCTGCTTCCTCCAGGCGTTGAGTACATGGACCCACCAGACGGCGGAGATGTAACACCGCTTGAGGGAGTGCGTCGAATGGTGGCTGATTACCGCCAGCTCATCGCCGAGCTGGAGTCCCGCACCGTGAAGCTGCCGAAGCCACACGCTCACTTAATCTGGATTCAGGCAGGTCATGCGCCAGATGATTACTGGGATGATGTAGCGGTATCTCACAGCGAGAAAGACCGCTGCTGCGATGGTTCCGAACGCTATCCGGTTTATGCACGCTGGGAAATTGAAGGGATGCTTACCGCCGCTGGCATCAAGTGGGAGGCTGAGTGATGGCTGAAAAATCATCTTTGGAACGCCTGCAGGAAATTAATGCAGACAATCAACGCAGAGTGACAGTCAGCGTCGGCGTTCTCAAGGCGGCGCGCAGCGAAATACAGGCCCACATCAAAGCGAATGGTAAAGGCATCATGACTGATATCGTCCTTGACCAGCTGAATAAGGCGATTGGCGATGGAGAATAAAACAATGACCAAATCAACCATAACCAGAGAGCAGCTGGAAGAATGGGTTGCACAATTTGATGAAGATGGCGGCTGTGATGCCACTGACCGGCAGTTAGAGGCTCTCATTCGTCAATCGCTGGCCGCAATGGACCAGAAGCCAGCGCTTCACCGCTATCGGCGAAAAGCCGTTGAGCCATACGGCCCTTACCCCTGGCATTATGAGGTGTTTGTTGACTATCCGCAGCCTTTTGAGGATATCGAAGACGAGTATTTTTATGCTGCGCCGCCAGTGGTTACAGGATTTGCGGTAGATGGCGAGTCTGAGCGTCTGCCGCTTGACTACCTGCAGGGACACAAAGACGGTCTGGAATGGGCCGCCCAACTGGCAGAAGCTAATCACCCTGAAACCGGAGACTGGCTTTACGATGACCCTATCGAGCTGGCAAAAGCTATTCGCAAAGGTCCAGATATGCCGCCAGCGCAGCCGGTAGCGGACAGCGAGCCGGTGATTGTTGTTGGCGATGATGGAGGGGAAGCGCTTTCTTATCGCCGCCTTATCCAGTCCTTTGAGCCTGGCACTAAGCTCTATCTCCACGCGCAGTCGGTGCCGGTAGTCAGCGCAGACTTGCTTCATACCGCAGCATCAGCAATCGAAGACCTGCTGACTACTAAAGACAGGACGGGGGCATGTGTGTGGTTCGACTTGCCATTCCGGCTCCGCTCGGCGGCTAACGCGCATTCAGCGCCGGTAGTGCCGGATGATGTGTTGGCCGCATTACAGAAGGTTGCTCGTATACGCCTCGACCTGAATGACTTCGACGGCGATCGCCGGGGCATCGCTGATTGCCTGGGTGATGCCGAAGAGGCGCTCATCGAAGTGGTAAACCGCCGCGCCGCCATGCTCGCAGCCGCCACGCAGGAGGTGAAGCCATGACAGGGGGAATGCGACAGCACCGCGCTTTCGTGCTGACTTGTTTGCTGGCAAGAGCTAAGCGTATAACGGCGCAGGAGGTGAAAGGTGAGTGATGTAAAAAGCAAAATCATGCAGGTGATGACTGATGCTGCTGCGCTGCAGGATGCGACACTGGGGAGCGGATACCCTTTCCGCATGGCCACCTGGAATATCCGCTGCGCGATGGAGCGCAAGTTTCCCGGGGTGGAGTGGAAGAGCGCAGACCTGCGCAAAGAGCTCATCGAGCTGGCGAAGGATGGGCTGGTATCCAAATGTCCCCACGAGAGCCGAATTGGTCAGACTGTCTGGCGCCTGGAGGTGAAGTGATGACTGCCTTGACTTTCGTTGTTGAGTTTGAAGATGGCAAAGAGCCGCCGGTACATGCGCATATGGAAGTGTTTGGCGGTAAGGTGGTCGCAGTTGCGTTCCGTGACGCGCTGGAAGAACCGGAAGAGGATGAAGACTGATGCCTAAATCCCCCGCAGAACGTAAAGCCTCCAGTTGAAATCAAACCCCTCTCCGGAGGGGTTTTATCGTATATGCTCATTTTGCTTTTATCCCCGGGAAGGGCGATAATTACCTCGTCAGCCTGAGCAACTGACACTAATGACCGGCGCCAAGTGGGGACACATGGCGCACAAAACCGTACAGCAAAACCTGTCACCGATGGCGAAGGCCACCGGCGATTTTCTGCATTCAGCGTTTAGCCTCTGCGGAGGTGAAGCGTGAACATCCCTCAATGCGGCATCAAGCTGCACAGCGGCAACTTCAGCGCTATAGGCAAGATTCTTCAGGAGCAGCTCTCTGACGGGAAATGCCTGCGCCTGCAGGTCAAAGAGTGGCGCGAAAAACGCAGCCTGAGCCAGAACGCACTTAGTCACATGTGGTACGCGGAAATCAGCGAATACCTGATTAACTCCGGGCGTACCGACGCAACCCCTGAGTGGGTTAAGCGGAACCTCAAAAAGACCTATCTCGGCTGTGAAGAGGTGACATACACCGACTTCATCACCGGTGAGAAAACCACAACGTGGGAGCCCCGGCATACCTCCGATCTTGATACCGGCGAAATGCACATCTTCCTGACCAAAGTAGAGGCCTGGTGCGCTCAGTTTGGTCTGGCTCTCACCATTCCAAACGGTTGCGAATATCAGCAACTGCAGCAAAAGCAGGAGGCCTGATGAGCAGCCTTCTCGCCAAAGTAATGGAACGCGGCATCTTCCGCGTACCGGCGCGCCGCAAACGGAAGGTCGAAGTTAAGCCTTCCGATATCCCCA